ACCATTGCACTCTAGATGTGCTGTCGTTGAATTCAAAATTCAAAATGGTCAAAAAGCAAAGATGGCATCACAGTTCTTCAAACGTGTCGAATGGATCCTTGCACAGGAAAACATTCAATACAGTAAAGAAGTTGTTGCTGCCGTTATCACAAAACACTTTCCAGATAATCGTAGGATTCTAAATGAGTTGCAACGGTATGCTGCATCAGGTGTAATTGATGAAGGTATTCTTGGATCGGTTGCTGATATTCAAATTTCAGGTCTAATCAAAGCAGTAAAAGAAAAAGACTTTGGTTCAACACGCAAATGGGTTGCACTCAACTTAGATAATGATCCTGTACGAATCTATCGTAAGATTTATGATGCACTCTATGAGTTTCTAAAGCCTAACTCTATTCCTCAAGCAGTATTAATTCTTGCAAAATATCAATATCAAGCAGCATTCTGTGCTGATCAAGAAATCAATCTTGTTGCCTGTCTGACTGAATTCATGATAGAATGCGAGTTTCTATGAATCCGATTATTATAGGAATTATAGATTGGATTAAAGATGATTGGAAATCAAATCCATTTCGTTTTTGTGTAGAGTTATTTGTTTGGTTATTGAGCATTACATGTTCACTAGTGGTAGCAATAACTGTTCCTACTCCACCTTTTTTCATATTGTATCCTATTTGGATTACTGGATGTGCCTTATATACATGGGTTGCATACAGTAGAAAATCTTTTGGTATGTTAGCAAATTATCTTTTGTTGACTAGTATTGATCTTTTAGGATTTGTGAGGTTACTCAATGCCTGATCTATTCAAAGAGATTATTCCATCAATCTTACAAACCAAAAAAAGTGTCATTAACGATGAAATAGATGAAAAAGACTACGCTCCTTTCATAGTTAATCGTGCATTGTCTTACCATATGGATTGCATTCTTTATGCAAATCAAATGAATATGTCCCATAATGTTGATAAAAAACTACAATATTCGTATCTTCTAAATAGTGTCAGACCCATGAAAAGAAAGTTTCAATCTTGGGTTAAACCTGAAAAAGAGACAGAATTAGAATATATCAAGAAATATTATGGTTATTCAAATCAAAAAGCCAAAGATGCTTTACGTATTCTAAATCATGAACAAATTTCTGCTATAAAAGAAAAACTACAAATAGGCGGAGTGAAATAAATGATAAAAATAGAAAATATGGTAGAAGTAACTTTGAATGAAAAAGATGATTTTCTCAAAGTTCGTGAAACCCTAACACGTATTGGTGTTGCATCAAAAAAAGATAAAATACTCTTTCAATCTTGCCATATACTGCACAAGCAAGGTAAGTATTATATTACTCATTTTAAAGAGTTATTTGCACTTGATGGAAAACCAACAGACATTACAGAAAACGATATTGCTCGTAGGAATACAATTGCCAATTTACTAGAAGATTGGGACTTGATTACTATTCTTGATCCAGAAAAAACAAAAGAACCAGAAGTTTCTTTGTCTCAGATTAAAATCATTGCTTTCAAAGAAAAGAATGATTGGCAATTAACTCCCAAGTATAATATTGGCAAAAAACCACAAAGAGATTAAATTCTCGTATAAATAATATTATTCTCAACGGGATGGGAAGACTTCACCTTAGGACCGCTATGGTACGAAGCGTTATTAAATCGGACACAACGATATGGTGTCACTGGAATCCGTAACCAGTTTTTACATACTATGCCTTCGGGGTAGCAAAATTATTAACTTGCTTATTTAAGGAGTCAATTATGACAAAGCAAATCACCTCCACATTTAACCCATTTTTTGACATGAAGCGTCTTGATCCATTTTCAATTGGATTCGATAAGATGTTTGAACAACTGGTTTTAGAAACCTCAAAAACAGTTCCAACATATCCACCATACAATATCAAAAAAGTAAAAGACAACAAATATGTCATCGAGATGGCAGTTGCTGGTTTTTCACAATCTGATATCGAAGTTACTGTTGAAGGCAACACATTAGTTGTTCAAGGTAATGTTAATGATAATGATCCAAAAGATGGCACAATGTTATATCAAGGTATCGCAAACCGTGCATTCAAACGTACATGGACACTTGCAGATAAAGTAGAAATTCAAAATGCCGAGATGGTAAATGGTATGTTGAAAATCTGGTTGGAAAACTTGATTAAAACACAAGAAACTATCAAAAAGATAAAAGTTAATTAACTTTGGCAAACATGGTGGGTTGATCTTGACCCACCATTCTTTCTGTGATATACTGTTTACATCATGAAAAAACATTCAATAAAACCTACAGTCCAAACGGTTCGGAACAGACTGAACCCTGAGGATATCTATTACACTTGGAACAATTGGGAACCAAGGAGTATCGACGGCGTATTATTTTTGCCCGTAGTCAAAAAATATCCATCTAATCAAACACAACAAATACATTATGTCAAAAAAGACAACATGGAATTTATAAAATGAAAATTGCTGTTTGTAGTGATCTGCATCTGGAATTTGGTACTGTCAATCTCGAAAATACAGAGAATGCAGATGTCCTGATTCTTGGTGGTGATATTTGTGTTGCCGCAGATTTGAATATGAAAGATGAATATGCAATTGACTCAAGTTCTAATCGCTCTGAAAGACTTCATGAATTCTTTGATAGATGTTGTGGAAGATTTTCCCACGTTATTTACACCACCGGAAATCATGAACACTACCACGGTAATTTTAGCAATACTTATCGAGTTCTCCTTGATAGGCTTGGCTATCTACGGAATCTACATATCCTAGATAAAGAAACATTTGTATTGGATGATATTACATTCATTGTTGGTACATTATGGACTGATATGAATAAAGAAGATCCTATCACCTTAATGCAAATGCCAAAAGTGATGAATGATTTTCGTTATGTAAAAAATGGTGAAGTAATGTTTACACCAAGAGATGCCGTTGCTGACCATAAAAAAATGCTAGACTGCATCAAGACTACAATCGAAGGTCGAGTTGATGAGAAATTTGTTGTAGTTGGTCATCATGCACCAAGTAGAATGTCTACGCATTCTGTGTACGCAAAAGAAGTAATTATGAATGGTGGTTATAGTTCTGATTTGAATGATTTGATCTTATCTAATCCACAAATAAAATTATGGACTCATGGTCATACTCACCATGAATTTGATTACATGATTGGTGATTGTCGTGTGGTATGTAATCCTCGTGGTTACAAGAATTATGAAGATCGTGCTGATAATTTTGAATTGAAATTTGTAGAGGTTTGATATGGAAAAAAAATTATACTTAGTTGAAACCGTTTCAATGTTTCGTATGCGATATGTTGTTGAAGCAAAAGAAGCAGAACATGCTACTGATGAAGTAGTAATGCGTACCGATCAAATAACAGAATTCTCACAACATCATGTTGATGAGAACATTCTCTCGGTTCGTGAATTGAGTAGATTGGATTATCTTGATCTATTTGATAAAGACAATGACTATTTGTCATCATGGTCTGAAGAAGAAAAACTGAGATTTATTAATAAGATTGATTATGATAACTGATAAAAATGAAGAAGCATTAAGAATTCTTCAAGAAGAATGCGCTGAAGTGATTCAAGCAATTAGCAAAATATTTAGGTTTGGTGCAGACATGAGTTACCCAACAAATGATTCACCAACCAATAGAAATAAACTTGAAGAGGAAATTGGTGATTTACTTGCAATGGTAGAAATTCTAGTTGCAGCAAAATACTTAGATGAAACTCATCTTAGCGAAGCATCAAAAAATAAAAAATTGAAACTATTAAAATGGTCATCCATTTATGAAAACTAAATTTGTTAATGCATATATGAAAGTTGCAGAAACATTTGCAGAACTTTCATCAGCAAGACGCCTTCATGTTGGTGCGGTTATTGTAAAAGATGACCGCATCATTTCTATTGGATATAATGGTACACCAACTGGTTGGGATAACAATTGCGAAGATGAATTTCTATCTGAAGATGGTAGTTTCATGTTGAAAACTAAACCAGAAACCCTTCATGCAGAAACCAATGCAATTGCTAAGTTAGCAAAGTCTACAGAATCTGGTGATGGTGCTACTCTTTTTGTTACTCATGCACCATGTTTAGATTGTGGTAAACTTGTATATCAAAGTGGAATTCGTACAGTATTTTATCGTAATGAATATCGTGATACTAGAGGAATTGAGTTTCTAAAAAAAGCAGGCGTTACAATAGAAAAAATAAATACTTAACTGGATAATGCATATTTGAAATCGGAGTGATTTTAAGGAAACCAAGATGCGTATACAGGTATTTAATTGTCCTGATAAAGAGTTCAAACCTTACATTATTGATGCTGTTGAATTTTATAGTCAGTCTTTATTTTCTAATAAGATGTTAGAATCAGACTTGAATATTAAAATCAAATTTAATAGTAAACTGACTGTTTATGGTTACGCATCAATTATTGGATACAACAAATCGAAGAAAGCCAGAAAATTTTTAATCGAACTGCATCCAGGTATTGGTTCTAGAAGAATACTGGAAACATTGGCACATGAGATGGTTCATGTGAAGCAGTTTGCATACAACGAAACTAATGAAAAATTAAGCAGATGGCAAGGCACAAAAATCAATCCTGAGCAGGTAGATTACTTTGACCATCCTTGGGAAATAGAAGCATACGGTAAAGAAGTTGGATTGTTTACTAAGTATGCCATACATAATCAATTGTGGCATGTGTTTAGTGATATCAGAAATCCAGATGATCCGATAGAAATTGGCAAGATTAATTGGAAAATGTAACATGTTGTATTTCTACAACAACGATTGACAAAACGATTAATTGATAGTATAATTGATTCTGTTGAGTTGATAAGCACCGTTCGTCTATCGGTTAGGACACTGCCCTTTCACGGCGGTAAGAGGAGTTCGATTCTCCTACGGTGTACCATTAATTGTGTTATTATGGAAAATTCCAGTGATCGCTGGATAGTGCTTCCCAAAATGGCTTGCTGATCGAATACTTCAAGTCTATAGGGTGTGACTGACGAAAAACCTATGACGATAGGAATAATAAGAGCAGTCCTACTAAATGCAAACCCTAGGCGGTGAATCCTAGGTATAACATGATAACACAATTAATGGTAGGATGGCTGAGTGGTTTAAGGCAGCGGTTT